TCTAGATACGTTTGCACCTAGTGTTGCTACCGCTGGGAATCCACACTGGTCTAGTCTAATGGCATCGAATGATGACTCTACAATGTAGACACTATTAGATGCCTTAACTCTGTGCAGATTAAATAAAACTTTGCTCTTTGGAAGTCCTGGAGTGTTCTTAAACTCTTTGCCCTCAATAGATCTTCCAACAAACCCAACCTCTATTCCGTCTGGAGAATGAACTGGAATGGTTACCATGTCTTGCTTTTCAGAGTAGCCAAGCTTAAACTTTTTTACAGAGTCTTCTGTAATCTTTCTGTTGGCATAATAAGACATTGCCCTATCTGATTCAAGTGCTTGAGAGTTAAGTCTATCAATCATTGCCTTGTCATACTGGACATAGTCTGGTTTTTCGACAAGCTGCTTAGCTACAGAGTCTAGAATGGAAGACTCTTGCTCTTTGCTCTTGATGTACCTGGCTGATTCAAAATATGTCCTGCCAGAAGTATGCATAATTAGCTCAATAAGATCGCATACATGGTGACATGAGAAGCAAAAGAAAAGACCTGTTGTCTTGTCTACCTCTCCAGCTGGAGTACGGTGGTTGCCATGAAATGGACAGAATAGAATATAGTCAGAGTCTACCTCAGACTCAATGCTTAGACCTGCTCCTTCGAGAACTCTGCGGATTTGTTCTGCTGTATAAAGATTGGTCTTGTTTCGTCTACTCCTGATATCCATTCGCTCTTCTTCTTACCTACGTATACTCCATAAATACTTAATTCAAATTCAAAATACTGTTGCTGTTCATTATATCTTAGCGTAAAGTCTGGGTTAATGTCAAATCTTGGTGCATATCCTGTCAGTCTCATTTCTGTCATTAGAAGCCTAATGTATTCTGCCTTCAAACGAATGAATGCAGAGTCGTCATGAATGTTACCGCTGAGGCCAAACCTCTTGATCGGCTTGTGGTGCAAATTTAACATATAACATTATAACTACTTATCTTCAAAGTCCTTATAGTGATACCAGCCTTTATCGAAATCAACCTGAACCAGAAACTCGCCCATAAATCCATTACGGTTCTTTCTAAATACACACTCAATAATGTCAGAGTTTGTACCACGACCCAAAGCAAGCACCCAGTCAGCATCGTAAGCAATCTGACGAGACCAGGCAGTCTGACCAAGTGTAGGCACAGTATCTAGCTTTGTAACGTCATCTGGCGTTGCTGATGAGATAGAGATGATAGGAACCTCTTCTGAGATAGCCATAAGCTTGAGCTCACGAGACAGGTTCTTCATACGTACCGTCTCGTTGTCTGCCTTTTGGTTTGGAGACATAAGCTGCAAGTAGTCAACCACAACAAAGTCAGGCTTGTATTGATCAATCTTTCCACGAAGCACTGATGGCGTAATGTCTCCACCAGTATCATTAGAAATAATGTGAAACTCTGGCTTACCCTTAAGGGTCTTTTCGTGCCAACGCTTTAGATCTTCAATATCAATCTGACCGTTAGACAGCTTCCTGTGTGACCAAAGTCCTTCACCCATAATTGCAAATACACGGTTACGAACTTCTGTTTCGCTCATCTCAAGGCTGATAACCATGGGAGACTTACCTTGCTTCCATGCCTGTACCGCAAAATATAGGGACAGCCATGACTTACCAATACCTGGATACGCAAGCATAACTCCTAGCTGGCCTGGCATAATTCCTGCAGGCAGGTAGTTGTCAAAGCCTGGCAAGCCAGTCTTAATACCAATAGTACCAAGCTCTTGCTGCTTCTGTACGTTTTCATAGTATGCAATTGCAGACTCTAGATCTGTAACGTCAATATCACGAATGACAGAGGTATTCTTCTTTAGCTCTGATGTCTTTGTAATCAAAGACTCAAGTACCTGAACCCCCTTTCCATTCTGCACATCTGTTGCAGCAGATACAAGGATTTCCTTTAGGCTACCCTCTAGGTATGCAACCTGTAGTTCTTCAAGATGGTGCTTCGTAGCTCCAACTCCAGGAACTGGAGCAAAGTCACGAAACTTTTCCACAACTAGGGATGCTGGTGGAACTGCACCATTAATCTCAGCATACCTACGAATGAACTGCCAGATGTCGCCATGGGTCTTAAGCAAAGACTCTACGTTTGCCTGTAGTAAAACGTGAAGCTGCTTGTCCTCTAGTACTGCAGAGATTACTTTGTCTTCTACGCTAGTCACTTAGCCACGCCCTTGCTTTCTTTCTTCGTTCTTGTCGTTCAATGCTGTCTTCTTGAAGCCTGCTCTTTGCCTCAATCATGTTATCAATCTGGTTGGCAAAATGCTTCCAAGATGGCGATGGGTACACTTCAAAGTAATACTCTAGCATCTCATAGCATTTTTGTAAACCAAATGAGTCAATGATTGCATCTGCAGCCCAGGCTTCTGCCCAGCGGTTTAAGTTTGGCTTTACGTTGTACTTGAATTGGTAATGCTTTTCAAACTTACTTAGCAAAGCCATTTGGTCTTTGCGTTCAGCCATTTACTTTGCCTCTACCTCAGCAGAAGCTTCCTTTACCTTATCAGCAAGCTTGTCCTCAACAAACTTGTAGACACGCTCAAACGCATCGTTGGTGTTCTCTCCCTCACGCTTATTGTCTGATACCTCAAGATCAATGCGTAGCGACTGGAAGTTGCCTAGATTAAGAGTATAGCCTAGTGCTACACGTACTTTAGTCTCTTCGTTATTCATACCCGTTTTCTTTCTCTTAAATTGATTCAGACCATACTGGAATGAATCGACCATCTTCGGTCCTTGTATAAGTCAGTATACCATCACCCATACGCCGTGTCAACTCTTGTGGCGAAGGTGTTATATCATTTGTAATTAGCTTGTCCTTACGGGGTCTTCCCATATGGTAGGAAGCAAGTATATCACGAATATCACGAACTTGCGACTCTGAATAATAACTTCTTACCTGCCATCCAGTAGCCCCGCCCTTCTGAGATCCTGTTGGATGTGGAATTATACCACGCTTCATTAAGTTTGGCAAGTACTTCTTATGTCTATTTACTAGTTGTGCCGTTTCTCCAACAGTGTAAGCACGCTCTCTATTTCTTTTAAAGTCTGAAATCAAACAGCTTTCAAGCTGATCTTTGGTTATGTTGTACACAGACATAATCCCATTAGACTTGTTTAGATGGTGTATACGAACCAGATCACCATTCAAAAACCAAACCTTTTTGCTACCAGGAATTACTGGTGCATTATTGTAAGACTCCATGTCTACTAAAGCCATTAGAAATCCTAGTTAGGTACACCTACGGCAATAAGATTAATTCCAACAGATGCTGTACCGCTGGTTCCAAACTTAACAACACCCTCTACTCTAGAAGTTGTAATTAGCTTGATGATCACCGAAACATCGCTACCTGCTTCTGTACCAGAAATATTTACAGGAGTTGCAGTAACGATAGGTGGATACTTAAAGTCAGCACCTGGGAAATTATATGCAAAATCAACAGAGGATCCAGCTGTCACGTTGCTATTTGGTGCGAGCTGTTGGTAGCCACCAACAATTCTGCTATCAGTAATCTTGACATCTTGACGACCAACGTTTGCTGCAGGTGTCTCAATAGATACAAATTTATTTGCTGAGTATGCGGCCTGCAAAGATAGCTGATTAACAGCATTAGCTAGCTGATAAATATAAGTTAGGTCTAGTGGTTGACCACGCTCTGGTACTGGAATGTTTGCCATATTTTTCTCCTAAGAAATTATACCAGAGGAATCACTTCTGATTCATAGATTTTAATTGAGTTATTGATCTGCTTTTCCATACTTTCTACCTGTATCAGGTACTGGAATGACTGAGTACCCTGGCTAATTAGAGAGTAGTTTGTAGTAACAGATCTTCCGCTATAAGCATAATCTCCATCATCAAACTTAACAAATACATCATATGCAGATCTTGGCTCTGGATCGCTCCAAACAATTGAGATAACCCTACCTGATACTAACGCATCTGCATCTACCTGAGTAACAGTATTTCCAGAAACTAGGAACATTGGGGACCACTGAGAATACCTGTTTCTGTCATCCGTAATAATCCTATACCTAAGTATGTATTGGTTTTCTGAGTTAACTGCAGGAAGCTCTTGCTTTGGAACAACTACATTCTTGATTCCTGGAGTTGCCACTACTCTACCCCCACAGATATTCTAAACTCAACAAAGTTAGATGTATTTGCAAGCTTGATTATTGGTAGTGCACCGTCCGACTTAACAACAGAATATGCTGTAAGACCATATAGCGGGTTATTTGTAGAAAGGTTTTCAAGCCTGAGGGCATCTAGTGCGACGTAGAAGTCATCAGTAGCTACACCTTCGCTTTCAATAGATGCATACACCCTAACTGTAGTAACAACATCCCAGTTAAAACCTGGAGTATATTCAAGGTCTTGAAGCTGCCTAGAAACCACGATATACCTATTACTATCAAAATCAACAGCCAGGTCTCCGTTACCGTCGAAACCAAGGTTGTCTATATCAATCGATAGCTTTGCTGATTCTCCAGACGACGATGTGTCTGAAGAAGAAAATTCTAGCAAGAGCTTTACGTTATCTGGATTAGTTGTAAAGTCAACATCTTTATTCACAATTGAAAATGCTAAACGCAGCTCATCTGTTGGAGCATTCTTATTAAAGTTAAACGATGCATTTGTAACATGGATGTGATTGCCAGAGGTTGGGCTAAGCGAACCGTCTACTCCTCTAGACAAAACAGAGTCATTTCCTGCAATCATTACAATGTTATTTAGAAACCTGCATCTTTCGTTACGGGCAACCCTAGTGGAGTTTGTAAAAGTTCTATTGTCAGCGTTTGTATGAAATACTGGAGTCTGAGTTAGCTGACCATTAACGATGTACTCTCCAGTTATAACGTTGTCGTTATCAGTGTCTAGTGGTCCATATACCGCTGGAATTTCTTTAACGCCAGTGCTTGTATGATACTCCCAGCCTTCTGTCTGGGTAAAGGAATATACGCTCTTACTGTCAAAAGCACCTGCAGATGGATTTGATCCAGCTGAAAAAACACCAAGCTCTGTGATCTCATAACGCTCTTCTGTTGGTAATTCAGCAGTTAGCACTAGCTTTACCTGGTTGTCTTCATTAACATATCCCTTTGAAATAATTGGGACACGAAACATCTCAAAATCAAGAGCAGTCTTGGCAGAATACTCTGCTATTTGCTCTGTGGTGAATCCTGGCTCTTCGCTATTTAAAGCTTGTGGCCCACAACCTACAGCAATGTAAGACGCATAAGATGGGGTCTGCCCAATTAAATATTTGGCAAGAATGCCTTTTCCAACGTTAGTAATCATAATATCCTAGTATATTGTATCATCCAGAAGGCTTGCTGTGGTCATAATCTGGACTTCAACCTCTTGCCCAGACAGCATGTTGATTACATTAATAATTAAATTATTTGTAATTGGATCAACATAAACATGTTTGCAGTTTGGAACCTGCACACCATCTACAATGTCATATCCAGTCCCACACTCTGGTATGTGCTTTTGTAGCAAGATAGGAAAGTTTTTGAAGTAGTCTTTATCAGTTTTTTGCAATGCCAGAATGTTTTGTGGATTGTACTGATAGTAAAGACTGGTAATATTCTTGATTGGCTGATACACAACATTTTGACCGTTGACAATATCGTTTCTAGCAATGCTGATAATCTCCTGACCACCAATGTCTTCAAAGATTAGGTCAGTCATAACCTCTGGGGTTAGAGCCTCTTCTGTAAGGATCAAGATATCTGGGGTTGCAACTTTGACTGAGTCAGATGTATCAGAGTTGTAGTTGTTTGATGATGTGGAAATTGGCCTAGATTCCATTACAATACCTCGCTTAAAAACACAGTCATTTCTGGTCCATCAGATGTCTTAGAATACTCTATTTGATAGATGACAAACTTAGCACCATCTAGCGATGCCTGGTTTACCCCATCAGCATCCTTGTAGTCAATCTCTACTATATCACCAAGCTGCAGTGTTGGCATAGCAAAAACTTTCAAACCAATAGACCTTCTTGGCTTCATGATCTTAGAAATCATCCAGCCCAAAAGATTTTCTGCATCATCGTGAGACTGAATATATGGTGCGTCCAGAGTAAACTCTTTTCTTCCATGGGTTAGTCTACTAACTTTTATGTCTTGATAATCCTTCTTAGATTTAACTGGATATGACACTAGCTCATTTCCTGCAAACTGAGGATTAGAGTAGTCACTCTTCTTGTCAAAGTATTCGTCCACAGTATACTCATGCCTAGACTCCTGAGTGAATGTAACGCCCTGAATTCTTAGATAGTTACCGCTAGTCTCGTCAAGGCTCAGTGCCGTATCTGTAGCGTTGAATACCATAAACTCTGCACCGTAAGCACTTGCTATGAAGCCAGAGGTGGTATATCCTTTAATCTTATTAAAAGTTGGAGATAGCTTTGCATATAGAGCTGGGAAAGCCTTGTCATACCTTACATTGAAGTATGCTGCCTCCCTCATGATAGTTCCAAACTCCTCAAAATACATGCTGTACTTGGGTGGCTCTGCTGGACTAATGCCAGAAAGGTAGCTAGACTGAATAACTCCGCTCATGGCATACTTTCGGAACGACTCATTAATGTCAATCTCATCTTCTGAGAATGCTGCGTTTACAGGAGTATCTAATGCATAGACAGTGTTCTGAGAATAGTTGTTGGTGATCGCATAAATGTTTTCAAACATGACTCTTGCTGATCCACGAACAAATAGTGCCATGTTATTGTATATTGGCAGTGGTTCATCATCTAGAACAGTGGCAATTAGCTTATTGTTTATGTACAAGAAGAATCTTCTTGATGTTCCAACGTCTTGATATTCTACAGCTAGATCGTATACCGTTGGATTTTGCTCATTAGCCATTCTGTACTGTCCAGTAAATTTACCATCATCAACCAAGATTTGAGCAAGTCCACCCCATAGCTTAACTGGGACAGCCTTTGTTTCTAATGGATCAGTTGATTTTCCAACCTTGTAAAAAAGAATGTTATGAATAGCGTCAGCGTTATCGTAGGACTCAATATTGTTTTCTGTTAGTGCAGCAATCTCAAAGTAATAACCATTATTTGTTTCTGGATTAATAAGAACTGCAATTCCTCCAGATGCACCGTTAATTGTCACAGGCTGAGTTGGACTATTTGTGCTTCCAATGTAATACTGAGATGCACCAGTTGGAGTCTGTCCGCTATTCTCATTATTCTCAATCTTGCCAATGATTCTTGCTCTTGTTCCGAAGTGCTTATATCTATTGTCTAGTGGCTTGTATACATAAGACACAAAATCAATTGGGGTCTGCGTTGTTGTGAACGAAGGTCCAGTAAAGACAAGTGCAGATGATTGTATGGTTCCTGGAGCAATTGAATTCTGTGCTACCGTCTCAGATGATGGGGAGTATGTTAAAAAGTTTTTGATTACCCCAGTCCTAGTTGCATTAGTAGCAACAGAATTACTTTGCCCTGCAGCACCAACCTGAACCG